TCCCTTCTTTACTTTCTCCATCCATTTTTGATGTCCAATAGCCGCCTCTCCTTGTGTCTCATAGTTTTCCACAACAGAAATGCCACCATCTTTCTCGTTGACAATCCCGGTTTCCCAACCCGCGTCACAAGTGTCATTTGTATCAACGGTGAAATCGCCAATTCGGTCGTTCATCCTTGTTTCAGCATTCATATCAAATAAATCCTTTCCCGCATCAGTCCACGCCTTCATTTTGTTCCATCTCTCAAAAAACTTCTTGTCAATCTCATCACTCACACATCGCCCCCTTCCCCAACCTTACCAGTCTCAATCTTCGGCAGAACGAAGTCCACACGATCGGCCCATTCCGCCTTTTTCCCCTTGTTCCACTGGGCAACAGGCCTCAGATAGCCAACCACACGGCTGTAAACCTCTGTGCGACTACGTTTGGCGGCTTCGACTAGGATTTCCCCATTGATGTTGACAAGGTTATGCTCAGCATCTTCGTAGATACCACCAGAAACTTGGGTCATCCCGCCACATCCAATCCCATTGCCCGCATGCCATTCCGCTTCCAGAACCAGCCGTGACAAGAATACCAGTAGATACTCGTTCGACGATAGTGTCCACGATACTTCATTTCTCCCCCTCCTTTGTGGGCGCGAGGACGGAAGCGGGTTTCCTGTCACCGCCATAACAGAATCCATCCGCAAGTACCACACAAAACCATACGCTGCATCTACGAGTAAAGATGCTGGGCATCGGTCTTGCCCGCTTACAGTCCCTACAATGGACAATCTTAGCGGCTTCCTGCTCTGCCCCCTCTGCCACGCCTTCGGCATGAGCTTTGGCAAGAATGGCCGCTTTCAGTGCTTTGGAGGCGTCATCTTGAAAATCTCTTCCGCCACAATAGCAGATAAGTTCATGGAACATGTCATTGACTGACCAGTTCGCGTAGTCTTCAACTTTGGTCATTGTCGGCCTCCAATTCGTAAATCCAGCCAACCTCACCTTCCATAAAATTATCCTCTGCCTTATCGATCTCCAACCCGTCCTTAGAGCGGATTTCAATAACCCTCAGGACGTTGGCAACGGTCAATTCATAAGCAATCTGCTCTAATGCGTCAAGCAACCTCTTGAACATTTGTAGCCTCCTTTGCCATCATTACTGTTTCGACTTCCTGCTTGAATAGCCAGTTGTATGCGATTGCATTCATTTTAGCCATTCCACGGGCATCAGTCTGACGATGATAAACACTTCGGTGCAATGCTTTTGGAAGATATATAACTCGTTCTTTGTCTACGTGATGTCCTTCGCAACCAGAAAACCACGAGTTCAGGGCAACAAATCCAAAAGTGCGACGCTTGGAATTCTTCTTGGCACTAGATATTTTGGGACCGCCCTTCCAATTCGCAGCAGACATCTTCGCCCTTGTCTCAAGAGAAAGGCGTTTCCCTTTATGCGCCGCAGATACACCCGCCCGCGTTTCAAGAGAAACTTCGTGCCCCATCTTTGCCGCGGAGATTTTTGCACATGTCTCGGGCGAATGTTTCTTCCCAAGGTGCCCCGCAGAGTTCCTTGCTCTGGTTTCAGAAGACTGGTTCTGATGCGCAGCAGACATTCTCGCCTTTTGTTCGTCTGTCATGGGAATGCCCTTATTTGGGGCAGGCCTTCCCCTTAATGCAGCAGAAAGTTTCACTCGTACCTCAATTGTTGGCGAGATGCCCATATTCCATGCAGGTTTCCCTGTACACGCTAAAGATATTTTTGCTCTGGTTTCTTCTGACTGCGGATGTCCATAACCCATTTGTCTCACACTCGCCTTTCTCGCCTGTTCTGATTGTGGCAGCACCAGAGGCGAGTCTGGATTTCAGACGGGTAATTAAGCCGCCCTAGCTGCCATTTCATTATACTCTGAATGAAGAGCAGGCGTGAGTTCCTTCAAGATTGCTTCAACAACGTTCTTCTTGTTTGCAAGTGCTGCATATATTTTATCATCGACGGTTCCGGACATCACCAAATCGATATACGTAACCGCACGATCTTGCCCCGGACGATGAATACGAGCAAGGGATTGCTCATAATCGCTCAGAGAAAAGGTCGCACTGTAATAGATCGCGTAACAACTTCGCGTCATGTCTACACCAACGCTGCCAGACGCGATCTGTGCGGCGAGCACTTGTCCACTCTTCTGCCACTCCGCCAGCTCGTTCACGCGGCCAGACAATTCAGAATACGTCCGCCCTTGCTCTTTACAGACCTCACGGATAGAAACCGCGTCCTGGACATATTTGTAGAACACAACGACAGGCTCTTCTTTCGGCAGATCATCCAGTACATCTGCAAGCAGTTCTTGCTTCGCACTGTCCACGCGCTGCGGTTTTCTGTCGGGGTTGTAAATATCCTCGTCAGGAGAAAGCCAGCCTCCCGTCAGTTGAGAAAGGCGCAAAAGCTTCACAAGCCCGTTGGCCGCAGTCACCGTACCATTTTGAATCTGCGCTACCAGATCTTTCTCCAAAGAGCGGTACGTCTTCATCGCAGATGGAGAAAGAATAGAGGTGCGCGGAATCGTTGTTGCTTCCGGGAGGGTCAGGACAGAGCGATCGGCGTGGATGGCGATGGAATAGAACCGCCGATTGTACTCCTCGACGTTCTTATATCCTATGATCTCATGCTGCATATACCCGCCCATGATTGCGTATTTCTCACGGAACACAGCGAACGACGTACCAAAGACGCCGCTGTCCAGTGCCCGGTAGAGGCCATAAATTGTCAAGGGACCATTTGGACAAGGTGTGCCGGTCAGAGCAACTCTCTTGGCGACAGTCTTGCCCAGCGAATGGAAATACTTGGAAACGCGGGAACCGGGAGACTGCAACTTGTGGCCCTCGTCCATAACCAAGAGGTCAAAGCCCCATTTAGAAAGAGACGATGAAAGCGGCGGTCTCCACGCGCTCTCGTAGTTCACAACAATGACAACGAGGCCGTCATAAGTAAGAGCGTCCATCATCGTCTGATTCTTCTGCGTAACGCTTCCTTTATCCAGTGGTACGACAATAATTCCACTAGGAGCGGGAAACAGTTTATGCTGATGCCAAATCGTTACCGGCGTCGTTGCGTGTTTCTGAAACTCCGACAGCCAGACATTGATGACAGAAAGAGGACAGACAACGAGCGTACGAAGTACGTGCATATTCTGCACATACCACACTACGGGCGCAGTCTTACCTGTGCCAAGGCCGAGGTATGCAAGGAGCGCCGGCTGTTTAACCATCGCCCAATATTCCAGTTTCTGGTGAGGCCACGGAGCAAGGCGGGCGTTCGGAACATCGGGAAGATCCGCGCCCATAGCTTTGAGGCGGGCGGTCTCGCCGGACTGTTCCGCTAAAGCTTTGAGGCGGGGAACGTCGTTGCACAACAGGCGCCCCTTGAAAGTCTGGAGGAGAGATTGAGCAAGAGAAGGCGAAAGATCTCCACACCACGCCCTGTTCGGCTTCGACCAGGACAAGCCGGGGACAGAACGCAAGGTGTCCAAGTCGCTGAAAGGGGCTTGTATGATTATTTGAGAAGAAGAAAAACGAGCGATGACGTTATCCATCAGGCTGCTTCGAACAAATTGCCTTCAATGGGCGCGGCCAGTCGCTTGTTCGTCAAAGCTATGGCTTCCTCACTGATGTCAATTCCCATATACTCGCGTCCACAATCTCTTGCCGCCACGCAGACGGCACCTGAACCACAGAACGGGTCAAGTACGAGTTCCCCTGGCTCGGTTAGTTGTTCAATCAGCATCTCCATGAGCAGCACTGGCTTTTCAGTCGGATACCCGCCGCGCACGGGGCTGAAACGAAACACGTCCGGCATTCCAAGGTTGTGCGGATGACGATTCCTGCCCTTGTCCAACAGCACCATGAACTCACACTGGTTTCTGAAGTGGTACCCCATCCCTGGAGCCAGCTTATCCCATACCAGAGGCTTATAGTAGCTGAATCCAGCCTCTTCTGCGTAGCCCAGTACCCACTTCAACGTCTGACCATCACAGAAGATGACGGCATGACGGTCGGGTTTCAGGACTTTGCAGGCAGAACACATGAACTCGAACAGCTCTTGTTCATCAATCGTTGTGAACCAGCCGGTCTGCTTGCTCTTGTCGTGATTGCCACCAAGTCGCGTTGTTGTGCCAACGTCGCGCCACTTGTTCAACGTCCAATACGGAGGGTCAGTCAAGAGAAGGTCAACCGATTCAGGGGGAATCTGTTTGAGCCGATACATCAAATCAAGACTATCGCCACAAATAACGCTACTCATGCCCAAATCAATGCCCATACCATGCCTCCTGTACTTAGGACTTTACAGTTTAACACAAGATGAAGAGGAACGGGGTGAAGGAACTCTCATTTCTTCTTTCCCGAATCGCGTCCAGTGAAAAAGCCCGCGACAAAATAACAAACCGCCACAAAGAGCATTGCCGCGGTATCAAGGAACTCCGGCGTGAACGTAATTCTCATGCCGCCCGCCTGAAATCATTGACCATAGCCCACGCCTCGACGATGGCGGCGTGACGCGCTCCGCGTTTGACTGCTCTCGCAATCTTCAGTGCTGCGGTCGGGGATTTATAGGAGATTGAAGAACGAGACGTGCTGACGTGCCGAATGATTGTGCCTTTTACATAAACGCCCATAGCCCATGCCTCCAAGAACAGCCTAGTCCGTCGGGACTCTCCGGCTGCTAGTTCTACTCGCGGTGAATATCGCCGAAGTTGACGCCCAACAGGATTAACGTTGAAATCTGTTGTCGTTCCTCATCGGTCAGTACCACATCGCAGTCCAAACTCCACACCGTATCAACTTTCATCAGTGCCCCGCATTCTGCATCGCGTTCCACGCGCCCCTGAACCCTCCGGCAACGCCGGTGAGTTCGAGGAGCAGCCACAGAACGATGACGAAGAAGATAATTCCAACGACGTGAAAAAGATTAGTGATGAAGTTCTTCATGCGTACCACTTCTCGATCGCGTCAAACGCAGCCGTTACCTCTGAATCGTTGATATATTCGCAGAGCAGTTCGTCTGCCTTGATATGCCAGTCCTCCGCATCCGTATAGTCTTCGACGCGCCCATCTTGCCGATGATACACATACGTTCCGCTGTCAATCTGCCTCAATGCCTCAATCAATTCCTCTTTTGTCATTCCGCGCCTCCTTGTGGCTCAAAATAAAAACTCCGGACGAGCGCCTCATTCATAGAATGAGTGCTCTTCCGGCAATTGCAACGTCTGCATTTTGTTCAAGCATAAAAGCATAAGCGAGAGCGTTCATCTGCGCCATGCCTCGACCGTCTGACTGACGATGGAAGATGCTACGATGAAGTTCTTTCGGCATAAAAATAACCTGCTCGTTGTCTACGTGATGCCCTTGGCAGCCCGCAAAGGTGGCGTTGAGACATACATAACCGAAAACCCGACGCTTAGCGTTGGCCTTGCGGCGATACACCGCAGGGCCTCCCTTCCAATGCGCCACGGAATTGTTAGCCCGCATTTCAGGAGACGCCTTAAGGCCCATGTTTATCGCAGATAGCTTTGCCTTCGTTGCGTCTGAGTGCGGAACTCCTTTATGCGGTTTTGGCTTACCCTTTTGTGCCACCGACATCTTTGCTCGGGTTTCTTCTGAATTATGATGTCCCAGCGATCTCTTATTTCCCCTGGCCGCCGCAGACATCTTTGCTTTTGTTTCGTCTGAACAGTGCTGTCCAAGTCTCATTGTCTCACACTCCCTTTATCTCCCTTGTTTTGACTGTGGTGGCACCAGAAGGGAGTCTGGAATTCAGACAGTTTATAAGGCTGTCTTAGCCACCTATCAATTATAAACGATATGAAGGCCAATGGTTGTGGCGACATTCACCATTTATTGACAATAGACGAGTACCAGGATTGAGCATGAACGCGCCCCAAATATTCCAACAGCCCCGCTTCCGCCGACGAATAACGCGCCCCAATTTCCTTATTAAAAGGCAAATCATCGAATAACCAACGCCGCATATGCTCACACGTTGAGAAGGCGCGGTCGAAACTGACCGATCTCAACAAGGAGCGAATGGCGGGGGTGTCTGGGTGTTCGAGAATGAAATCAGGAGTACAAAGGCCCGAAGATTGGATTTGACAGGCGATGTTGACGAGCGAGGATAGACGTACTCCGTAGCCTGACATCGGTGGCCTCCTGAGCCATAATTTATTGCTGCCCACATTATACGGGATTCTGCACAATCACAAAATATTGTGAAGGGAAGGGTCGCCAAGGCTCAGGAGAGTTGGATGGCGACCCATATGCAGAATACTCATTCTCTCGTGATTTTCAAGAGCCGATCTTCCCGTCTCCCATGAGAATTGAAACACCGATGATGAAGTATAAAACAACGAAGCCAATGATAGAAATGAGAACAACGACCACGCTTCTCAGGGCTTTCACGCTGCCACGTCCACAGCGATAGATGGGCACTTGCCCGCTTCAGGGGCCATGCAGCCTCTGCAAGTATTGGTATTCTCCCATTTGCAAGGCTTGGACGGAAGAATCTTGATCTTCTCCATCGTTGCTTCGATTCTTTCCACGCCGGCACCATCGTAGTTCAAAACAGCCTTGATCCACTGCCCATTCAGCAATTCCATCGTGCTGCCCATTGCCCGTGCCTCCTCTCCCTATCTAGGGACGTTCTCACTGCTACAAGGCACCAGGTGCCTTGTTTCGGCTCTTCAGAGCCTCATCAGGCAGTATAACCACAGCGCCACAGCTTCAATCTATGGCGGTTTGTTTTAGAACAGTCAGGAGCGCCGGACATCCACCTATACTCGCTCCTGGGTGCTGCTTTGGCGCATCTTCTGGTAGCCTCAGGCTATCGATGCTATTTGAAAGCGCGGTAGTGATGTATTACTGACTGTAGAATAGCAAGTGATGAAAGTATGTCAAGCGACAATGTGAAGAAAGGGGTCAAAAATCATCACTATTACCGTATAAAGAGGGCATAAAAGACTGAAGAACAAGTCTACAACAAGGACTAGTGGCATATGTCGTCACGTGTCGCATGGGTAAAGAGAAGAATGCAGCATTGATGCGGGATTGAGGGGCTTTTCATACCTATGTATAGGACAATGTAAAACGGTGCGAAAAAAGTTTCTTAAACTGGCGGTAGACAACACTATATAGGGCGATGTACAGCAAACATGCAACGCTTCGCCTTCGTTGCCCCTGTGGTATCTCTTCTGTGTACTTTCCCTATATCATGTGTTGTGGACTGTGTTCTGTGCTCTGTGTTGCCCGTGTCGTGTGCTACGGTAATCTTGATTACTGTAATAGGTCCGAGCGTCTTGGCGTGGGTTGTTCGACTTCCGATAACCATCATTTATGCACATCAACGCGTATCGATATAAATGCAAGGGTAGTCGGGGAGCGGCGATAGGGGTAAACGGGGGTGATCCAGGCACGCCAGGGGGGGGGTGTAAGCCCCAGGGGCACCCGGTCGACAGGGGCAAGCGGAAAAAATCCTACAATTTTCTGTTCTTCAAATCTTCTCTTCTTATTTTCTTCACCTTCCGAATTACACCACTGGTCTTCATATTGCGTATTCTTATATCAATCGTACCCCGTGAGTTGCCGCGTGCACCGGGGTCCTTTATGAGAAGGTGGCTGTACGGCGGCCCGAAAGGGGTTCTGGGCAGAATCCTCCGTTCGTACAGGGGCAATGCGGGCATAGGGGCGGGCAGCCCGCATAAATATAGGGGTGAAAGCATGGGCGAAAGGCAGCTTAGGCAACTGCGCGTGGCTCTTCGGGCCGGACCTTCGGGCGAGGCCCGATAGTCATGTCCAAAACCATCGATCTCAACATCGAAGAGACGGCGCAGCACAAGCGTGCTTTCCTGCTTTATTCCACGCTCGATCCGGAGCTTTCAATTGTGGAACGTGAAGCTCTTGTTGCCTCTCGTATTGGCGCAGACGTTGATATTTCCGATGTGCAATCTTGGTCAAACTTCTTCCATTGGGAGGAACGGCTGGCGCAGGACGCGCAGACTGTGCAGAAGGGGCTGGATGCACGGACGCGAAAAGAAAAACTCCGAGAAAAGGTAGACGCGCTGGTCAACCGCATCTCTGATCTCCTGGACAAGGATGAGACCTTCGCCAATATCAAGATCGACGATGGAAAGGCGCTGTCTCAGCTTGCCACAGCTCTTGATAAATTGGTCCACACGAGTTCCGTCCTTGATGGCGGTGCGGTAGAGACGTTCATCATTAAGTCGGACAAACCCGTGTCGGATTTGACAGACGAAGAACTGGCTCGCTATGTTGCGGAGGGCCGTGTTCGCGCATCGCTTTCGTCAAAGAACGATGAGGGACCCGAGGCGGCATGACCTCCTGCTATTCGACAAAAGTTTGCCAGAGATGCGGTCGGGAATATCAACCAACGAGCGGAACGCAGAAGCATTGCTCCGAATGCGGTCCAGTAGCGAATGCAATCCGCATTGCCGGGTGGGAAAGGGCTAATCCCGGAAGACATGCTGCGCGAACAGCCAAATGGATTAAAGAAAATCCCGAAAAGCACGAGGCATCTTCGAGGGCGAGCAGTGCTAAATGGTATAAGACACATCCAGAGAAAGATGCTGTCAAGAAAAGCAAGCGTCGCGCTCTCAAATATGACAATACGCCAATCAGCGAAATGCTGATATCAACAGAATGGCTTGCGATATTGGCCGAGCATAATGGTCGCTGTCACTACTGTGGAAAGAAAGCCAAACTGACGTTAGATCATGTCTATCCCCTATCGCGGGGAGGCAGACACTCAAAAGACAACGTTGTTCCCGCGTGTATCCACTGCAACGATAGCAAGGGCGTCAAGACATTAGAAGAATGGCGCTTTCTGCTATCGGTTGAGGCATAGAGTGGCGCTAACCCTCACCCTCGAAGATGCGCTGGCTGAACAGGCAAAGCGGGAAATAGACCGTCGTGCGGAACTTCGAGAAGCAGTTACTTCTTCTTTTTACAATTTCTGTCAGTACATGGTGCCTGGGGCGTATCTGGATCGGTGGACATATTTGCGGGACGTCTGCGGTCTGATGCAGCGGTGTGTGGAGCGGAGATCGGGGAGAAAAGGGGCAATTATAACAATGCCTCCGAGGTTTAAGAAGTCGCTCTCCGCGTCGCTTCTTTCGGCGTGGAACATCGGTTTACGGTCTACGGATTCGGTCATGCGGGCGTCGTACGGCGCCGACCTTGCAGAGACATTATCGAAGCAGGTGATGGGGTTCGTCAAATCCGACAAGTATCTGCTTGTCTTCCCCGATATTCACCTTCAACTGGACCATCAAGCCGTGGCAGATTGGGCAGTTGTTGGGGCGGTTACTTCTTCGTATTTCTGTTCCGGCGTGGGCGGCGTGTTCACAGGCAAGGGTGCAAGCGGACTGGCGATGATCGACGACCAGATTAAGGGGATCGACGATGCTCTGTCTGAACTGAAACTGGACCGCGATTGGTTATGGTATAATTCCACATTTTATACCCGAGAAGAGGAAAGAGATGGCGTTCGATGCCCGGAGTTGTTCCTTGGCACCCGTTGGTCGAACAGAGACATCATCGGAAGAAAGATCATCGAGTCTGCCCCTGAGGACTACGAACGATATCGCCTCCCCGCTATGCGCGATGAAGCGAGCACCTGCGAAGAGATACTCTCCACGCCGACAATCATTGATATGCAATTGAACATGCCCGACTTCATCTTTCAAGCAGAGTACCAGCAGGAGCCGATTGAGAAGGAAGGGCTGCTCTACCCGTTTGAGGAAATGCACACGTTTGCTTTGAAGCAGAAAAAAGAAGAATTGGCACGGTCGACTTGCCGGGGGTACGTAGATACGGCAGACAAAGGTTCTGACTCTCTCGCCGGAGGATATGGGAAGAACATCGGCGAGGATTGGTATCTGACGGATGTGGTGTTTACGACGGACGACATGGACGTGACTAAGCCGCAGGTTGTGAATAAGGCGGTCGCGGAGCATTGTGTGCTCTTAACCGTGGAGAGTAATAACGGTGGGCGGCTCTATGCCTCAAATTTGCGAGAGATGCTTGGCAGGATAGGGTTTCCTTGTTCCGTGGCAGATCGTCAGACGACATCGAACAAGGAAACTCGAATCCTGAGTTGGTCTGAGTGGGTTATGCGTCACATGTGGTTCAGAACCGACTATGACAAGGGTTCTGATTACTCACGGTTTATGGCTGAACTGACGCATCACTTAAAAATGGGGCGCAACAGGCATGATGATGCGGCAGATTTTGTGACCGGTTTTGCCGAAACGGTGGCGACAGGCGGAAGATGGACCAATCTCCCGGACAAACCTTCGGGTTGGTAATTTGAGGTGAATTTGTGTTAACGCAAAACCCATTGCAGATTGGAAGCAAGTTCTGGCCTGATTCAGAGAAGCCTCGCCTTGGCGAGTATGTCCGGAATCGCGCTCTCTTCGACGGGGAGCACGCCCTTGTCTTCCCTGAGTTCATCGAATCGCTTCGTCCAGAGATGAGGGCACAGATTTGGATGGTCTTTGGTTTTCACCAACTCATTTCTACTCTCTGGCCGGATTTGCTGGTTGGCGAGGCGCCCCAGTTTACTGCCGCTGATCCAGCAAAACAGGTGTTTCTCGACCGTCTTGTGGCGGAGACGAGCCTCGTCAACGTTCTGTATGAGATCGGTATCGACGTCAGTAGGTATGGCGATGGGCTGTTTAATATCTGGTTCGACGGGACGCAAGTCCACATCAACACGGCTTCTCCTGAAATCTGGCTGCCGTGGGCTGCGCCTGCCGATATAAAAGACATCCAGGGATGCGTCCTCGGTTATAAGTACAAGAAAGACGACCACTGGTATCTGGACACGAGAACCCACACTCCGGGGTTCGTTCAACACGTGCTGTACGAGATTTCTGATGATGGAAAAATCCGCAAGATCGTCCATGCAGACGATACGCAGGAAACGGGCGTCGACGCGCTTCTTGTCTTCCCCGTGCACAACGTCCAGACATCCGACCGCTACTTCGGCCTTTCTGATTATCCAATTATCGATTCCATCTGTCAGGAAGAAGAGTCCCGCCTTTCTCAGATCAAATACGTTCTTGACTTGAACTCCAGCCCAAACCTCAAAGGGCCTGCGTCGATGGTGACGGTCGACCCCTCGGGGCGCGCGCATGTTCCTACCTCTGGGAAGTTCATGCCGCTGAACCCTGGGGAGGACGTGGCTTACGTCGAGTGGAGCGGTCAGTTGGACGCAGCATTCAAGGAGCTGGCAGATTTGCAGGAGAAGAAGTTCCAGTTGACGGGTATCTCTCCCGCACTTTTTGGCGGAGACTTCGGCAGGGCGGAATCGGGGAGCATGATGAAGAGGCTCCTGATGTCCACTCTCCGCAAGGTAAACCGTCTCAAGATGCAGTTTGAGCCGGCAATTCGGCAGGCGCTCAGTGTGGCGTCTCGCCTTGCTGTGGCAAATAAGGTTGACGGTGCCGTTGAACTCGGGATACAAGATGTCCATATTTTCTTCCAAGACGGCATCCCTGTTGACATGACAGAAAACGCTTCAGTTTATTCCACACTGAAGGGCGCCGGACTGATCAGTATCAAGACTGCCGTATCCATGGCCCTTGAAAAGGGTGGAACAGCACTCGAAGATGAATTGAAGAACATTGGAGAGGATGAACAGAAGGCAGCCGACGCAGCGAAGGCCGCTGCTCCTGCCGTTCCCGACCAGAGTGCGCCGCTTACGGACCGCCTGAGTGCGGCTCTGAAGAATGGACAGACGGACAAGACTGCTTAACGACGCTGAAAGCCGCCGGAAGCGGTTGACACAGATTTACAAGGACGCCGAGAATGCGGCGATTGTCCTGCTGGCAGCGGCTCTTCTTGCCCCCCAGCCTGCTGTGGCGCTGCTGAAAGCGAAAAAGTCCATCCAAAAATTGATGGACGATGCTGGAAAGCAGGCGCAAGCTTGGTCTGATGATTCACTGACGACGCTCTACGCACGTGGAATGATGGACGCGAGTGAACGACTCAACCGTCCGCACCCCGAGTCTTCGCCCATGCACCTCGCCATTATCGCGGCGCTTACGGTAGGCGTCATGGAGAAGCTGTCAAGCGTCGGCGCGGCAGTCGACCGAAACGTGGCAACGCTGCTCTCATCCGCACAGGTCGGCGTTGCTGGTGCGTCGTTCAAGAACGCTACTGACTGGCAGGCTCTTGCCGAGAAGTTGCGGCAGGACGTGATGCAGAACGGTGTGACGGGATTCATCGACAAGGCAGGGCACGTTTGGAAGGTGGACACGTATGTTGACGTGGTGGCGCAGTCGAGCGTGATGAAGGCGTATAACACCGGCATCAAGTCAGAGATGCAGGCGGATGGCCTTGATCTCGCCCAACTGAGCGATGAGATCGGTGAAAACACGTGCGAAGCGTGTGCGCAGTGGGCTGGTCAGATTCTTTCCATCACGGGCGCAACGCCCGGTTTTCCAACAGTTGACGATGCAGAGGCAGATGGCGTGTTTCACTGTCACTGTGTTCATACGTTAGAGCCGCTGACCGAAGAAGAAGCGGCGCAGGAAGTAGAAGACAACGGGAACTCCAACCCGGAAGCCAAGGAGGCTTGATATGACAGACGAAGCAGCAAAGACGTCCGAAACGACGGGGACAGAGCAACCAGACAACGGTAATCGCCTTCCTAGAACGCAGGAAGAGCTTGATGCGGTGGTTCAGGGCAGGCTTGACCGTGAGCGTAAGAAGTTTGCTGACTATGACACACTTAAGAAAACTGCTGCTGAATACGAGAAGCAGAAACAGGCCGCGATGACCGAGGCAGAGAAGAAAGACGTACGGCTCAAGGAACTGGAAGCGGAGAATACAGACCTGAAATCCCAACTGACTGACCGCGAAGCCAAAGTGCTTCGTGTACAGATGCTGGAAGAGGAAGGCTTGCCGACTTCGTGGGCAGAGCGCGTGCGTGGAATGACGCTGGAAGACATCAAGGCCGATGTCGCTGAACTCAAGAAACTCATCGGTGTGAAGAAGCCTCCGGTTGGAAGCCCAGCAGCTCCAGCCGAAAGCGGCGGACCGCCGGATATGAACACCCTGATCCGAGGAGGACTCGGATTCTAGGAACCCTCAAGGAGGGTCAATATGGCAATTCCCGTTACCTCTAATACGACAACTTACGATGCTCTAATCTCGCGCCCGAACGCTACGGTACTCATTCCCGTAGAAGCGCGTAATGACATTATCGGCGCTGTGTCACAGGCGTCGGCATTCATGTCGCTTGCGACAAAGTTGCCGAACATGTCCTCAGCAACCATGACGATGCCCGTCATCTCCGCTCTCCCCACCGCTTACTTTGTAACCGGTGAAATCGGAGACGGGACTAACAGTGGTCTCAAGCAGTCAACCAGCATGGCATGGCTGAACAAGATGATCACCGCAGAGGAAATCGCCGTTATCATCCCCATCGCGGAAAACGTCCTTGCTGATTCCAAATATGACATTTGGAGCCAGATGAAGGACAAGGCTGCGGAAGCTTTTGGCGTCGTGATCGACAATGCCACAATGTTTGATGTTGCCCATCCGACTTCATGGCCGCATGGTATCGTGGCTGCTGCCACGACTGTCGGGAATAACATCGTCAAGGGTGCTCTCGGCGACCTTGCTGACGACATCGGCGGTGAGTCTGGGCTGATGAGCTTGGTTGAAGCCGACGGTTACGATGTGAACGGTTTTGTTGCTGCGCTCGCAATGAAGGCTTCTCTGCGTGGCGTCCGCTCTGCGGATGGCGCGTTCATCTTCCAGCCTTCCATGACGGTAGGGACTCCTGCATCACTCTACGGACAGCCTCTTGAGTACGTCCGCAATGGCGCGACGGTTGGCACTGCGCTCCTTATCGCCGGTGATTGGAAACAGGCCGTGTACTCCATTCGTCAGGACATGACCTATAAGCTTCTGACTGAGGGCGTTATCCAGGCCGCAGACGGTTCAATCCTTTACAACCTTGGTCAGCAAGACATGGTTGCCCTCCGTATTACGATGCGCCTTGGCTGGCAGCTCCCTAACCCCATCAACAGGGTTAACTCAGAAGGGACCGACCCCTCAACCACTCGCTATCCGTTTGCAGTTATGAAGTCTGCATAAGGAGGGGTATATGGGAATTTGGTATCCTCATAATCCTGCCGCTGGTCAGAGAATTCGGGGCGCGACAGGTACTACGCCCTGCGATGAGGCATTCACCGCGCATGAAACCATCATGGCGGTGCTCGGTTCCACGAAGACCGTTCACGCGACAGTGACCTGTGCTGAGGCGGCAGCAGACATTGTAACCGCTCTTACGCAACCCGACGTGGCACGGAATCTCGTTCTCACCGGCAATGCCGGCGCGGATGAAATTATTACGATGACTGGTGCAAATCTGGCTGGAGCCGTTATTACCGAAGCTTTCACTCTCTCGGGTACCACGCCGATCGTGGGCGCCAAGGCGTTCAAGACCGTGACGAAAATCCACACGCCAATCGGTACGCATACTGCCGCGATCGTCTGCGGCAATGTGCTCGGCCTCATCAATAAGCTGGCGTCTGACACGCTCCTCGTCAAGAAGTTCAACAAGGTTACTGCTGAGACGGGAACGCTTGCGTACTCTGGCACCGCGCTCGAATCAAACACCTACGCACCGTCTGGCACGCTCGACGGTTCAAAGGCCATCGATCTCTGGTACGTCGTCTAATTGAGAAGTGGCCGGGACAGAGGGACGCCCTGCCGGTCAGTACCGCTCCGTTCTGTTCGATCTGCAGAATGCTCGGCTTGACGCTGGAACCTAACAAGACCAGCGTCTCTTTCAGGGGGTGGCCATGTTTGTAAAAATGCTCTTGGATACAGCAATTCTGAACGGGTACGCTCACGTTGGCGACGTTGTTGATGTGGACGAGGCGACGGCTGGGCGGTGGCTGGATAATAAAATCGCTCAGTTCGCCATTTCGGAACCTGAAGAAGTCAAGAATGAAGTGACAGAAGAACTGACGACTTCTCCTGTTCCAGAAGTGAAGAAGCCCGCCGTTCCGAAAGGGAAGAAGAAGTGTAAATGAGCGCGTACGTAACGCTTGTGGAGGCTACTGCTTATTTCTCGACACGTCTCTATACCGAGAAGTGGACGGCAGCGACGCCAGCCGAAAAGACCGCTGCGCTCACGATGGCTCAGGCGGACATCGATGCATTACCGCTCCTCGGTGTCCGTGCGACGACCACACAGACTGCTGCTTTTCCTCGTGCGTACTATATTCGCGGGGACCGCTACGGTGGCTGGGAGGGCAGCGCCCTCGAGATGGACGCCATCACGGGAACCGTCACGCCCCAGTGCGTCAAGGATGCCGTATGTGAGGAAGCACTAGCCCTGTTGAAGCATGGAGACAGTGAGCGAATCCGCTTGCAGGAGCAAGGCGTGACAAGTGCGTCTCGCGGGGATCTTCATGAAACCTACGCTCCTCGACGCGGGCTTATCAGCCCGCAGGCACGTGAGCTTCTTCGCCCGTGGCTTCTGGGCGTGGTGAGCCTGACAACTTGAACTTCACAGTCACGGTCGACCCCAATAACGCTTTTCACTACGCAATGGCGCAGTACATGGCGCTCTTGCCGTCCGACATTGAATCGGCGTTGGTTGCTGGGGCGGGGATGATTGCCAACGCGGCACGCGCAAACATGGCGGCTGGGGGCAACGTGGATACTGGCGCACTGAGCGCATCTATCGGTACATTGAGCAAGCAGGCGGACCAGTCACAGGTGACGGTAACGGTTGGCCCTTCGCTGACCGACATGCATCCGGCAAGGTTCAATCCGACAAAAACATTTAACCAAATCGGTTCGTACCTTGAGTTTGGCACTGGTCCTGGCGGTCCTTGGTCATGGAGCGGTGTGACAGAGAAGTGGGCAGGCTTTCACCCCGGTTGGACCGGCAATGCTGCGCACCCCTTCCTCGTTCCCGCGAAAGACGCGATGGCATCCAGTGTTGTGGACCTTGTAAAACAGGCTGTCTCGCGGAGGTGGTGAAATGACCGTTCTCGAAATCATCGTAGAAGCAATGGCAGATGTTATCGTTCCCAAAGACGCGACCTCGATCTCTCCAGACATGCCTGTGGCATACCTGTTTGTTCTCGGCTCCACGGCGAAGAAGTATGGCTACGAGACGACGCTTCAACTGGCAGTTGGGGACAGGACGAAAGAGAAGATGGAGTCTTTGTACGACGACATTTATGCGGCAATCGGCACAAAGGTAACGGCATCGGATGCAACGGTCCTGCCGCTTATCACTTGGGACCACGGGAAAAGTACGTTGATGCTTGACGATTCATGGGGCCGCAGGTCGACCCTCAAAGTAGTTTCTCAAGACATGGAGGTATAAATTGGCAGCCACAAGTTTGACCGTTCAAGCATTTGTGACAAGCACTCCACAAAAGTACACAGGTGAGGCTTTGGTGGCTGACATGGAATTTACGATGTCGAATTCATCAGACATCATTCTCCAGGTGTACAACGCACACGCAACAGACCCCATCGTCGTAACACTCGTGGGCGAAGGCGTCTGCGAATTCGGCTCCACGCACGACCTTGTGCAGTCTATCCCCCACGGTGAAACGTGGATATTCCCCCCGCTTTCTCCACAGCGGTTTCAGGACGAGACAGCGAAGACCGTGGAGATCACAACGACCGGTACGTTGACAGATTGCAAAATCAAAGCAATGAAGCTGAGGTAGGGAGGGCACTATGGCAGCGAAGATTTTTTCAATCACGACGGGTAGCGCCGTAGGCGCCATCACCGGCATCGTCGTTGGCGATGCGACGCTGGACGGCAAGGCTGGAACGCTGAAAGAGTTGGCGGGCAATCCTGGAACTGCGATTGAGGATACCCGTATCGGCGAGGCGACCACGCAGACGCTTTCCTGCAACTTTGCATTTGCTGCGGGTGACGCAACGGACATCCAAGCATTGACGTTTGACGGAACAACGGCGGTAACAGTAACTGCCGGAACGCTGACGCTTGCGGGGTATTTGACCCACTTCGAGGTCAAAGCGACCAAAGACGATTGGTGGGTCGGGTCCTGCACAGTTGTAAAAGAAGGAGCATAACATGGCTACCGACAGAGTATTTGGCATTGGATCTGTGACCTGCTCTCCCATCACCGGCATCATCGTCGGCGATGCAACGATCACGGGCGACATTGGAGAAGTAAAGAAACTCACTGGCAACCCGTTCACTACCATCGTGGAAACCCGGATGATGACGCCGATGGTTCGCAAGATGTCACTCACGGGGGCATATGAGTCGCACACGCTCACGCAGTCTTTGCTCGGCACGACCGTCACGCTGACTGTCGGGTCCGACACGACCAACGACGGCATGGGCGGCACCAATCCTTCCGACACTATCACGCTTACGGGAACGTGTACGGAATGGAGCGTGAAGGTGTCAAAAGACGACTGGGCTGTGGCTTCGATTTCCGTGGAGAAGAAAGGCACATAGGAGGCAACTATGAGGTACTCATTACTTTCGCAATTCGAGAAACTGTTCCATCGCACGGCATTTAAGGCCGTTGAGGACATGATTTCCATGACCGCCGACGAACAGCGTTGGTTCATCTGGTGCTATCGCGTGAAGACTGATCCCAGCCTTCTTCTGCCAACGGCAGTCGAAGAGTGGACCAGCAAGGAGATGGGAGAAGCTGTCGGGGATTTTTTCGGCGTAGCAACACCCTCGACCCCCTCCTAGCAAATGTATACCGTGTCTTCGGTCAGATGGGTTGGTCGAAGACCGAGATCGACAACTCCGACTTCTGGGAACTCGTAGACATTATGGAGTCCGGAAAAGAGAAAGGTTCAGTACCCCTTGACGAATTGAACGTTGAGAACACTGACTTCGACGCAATAAAGAAAGAGATGATAGAGGCGGGCCAATGGCGGACCAACAGCTAATCATACAAGTTCAAGCGCAGATTGGCGATGCGCTGGCGCAGCTTAAGGCCGTCCAAGATCAAGTTAAGGGCGTGGGCACTGTGGGGGCCGCCGCCATTTCTCCCATTCAAGGACTTTTTTCAGTCCTAGGAAAGGTCGCTAAGGTTGTCGGTATTGCTTTCACTGTCAAGGCCATTATCAATTTTGGCAAGAGCGCCGTCGACGCATTTACGAAGGCCGACTCTGCTGCCCGTCAGTTTATCAACACCCTGACGGAGCGCGGGCTGACGCAAGCCAACGCTTTGGCTGCGTCGAACGCCATTGGCGGAGCTGCCGTGGCGTCTGGCTTTGAGCCAGAGGCTATCCAGCAAGCCATGTCCAACATGATTGTCAAGATGAACTCGGGCAGGGATGCGACGCTCGGTATGCAGATAGCCATGGACAACGCACGGATTAAAGGGATTACACTGGCAACGTCCATTCAGTCAGTATCCATCGCGGCCTTAGGTTCTCTCAAATCCTTGCGTCAGTTCGGTATTACGACGAACAAGGACGTGAACGGCAACCTGAAGACGGCAAACGAACTGCTGAAAGAAATGGCCGATCGCACAAAAGGCGGCCTGTCAACTTATATGGCATCCCCGCTTGGCATGATCGACCGTATGAAGGTCAGTCTGCAAGAGATGAAGGAGACTATCGGCGGCGTTCTGACACAGGCGTTTGCGCCCGCTGCGCAGATGGTGACGGGCTTCGCTGGAGCAATCACGGCGATGGCGAGCGTCAGTACCGTTGCGGTGCCCCCGCTTGTCTCTCTTGCCGTGGCCGGCGCTCGAATAGGCAAAGTGTTCATGGATTCTACGTACGTCGTCAGAGAGTTCTTTGCTGCCCTTAATCCAAAGAATTACACATTTGACCCGATGACGATGAATTTCACGAACAAAGCAACCGATGCGTTGACGGGGCAATGGATTGACGCAGACATTGCTTATGAAAACTACATCCGCGACTTGAAGAACGGCACACCAGAGGATGAAGTCAACAAGCAGATGAAAGAATTGCAACGACTGCTTGCGGGCGTTCAGACGGGGGCAGATGGCGCCACGGCAGCGGGAGCCAAGACTGCCGCAGCATGGGAAGCGGCGTTCGCTCCGCTGAAGCTTCTGTCTGGTTCTATCCCGAACCTTGCAAAATATGTCGGCAACCTCAGTTCCTCGTTTGTCTTGCGGTCAGAACTGAATATCACCATCCATGACGATACGGCGCCCAAGGGCCCATCTGCGCCATTGTCTCCTTCCGTTGCAGGCGCGGTGCATGCTGCGGTAAAGACATCTCTGCGAACAGCAACGCGCGGCGTTGTCTCTCAACCGGCTTCGCACGGAACGCACATCTTCGATGGCTTTGCTTCGAAGTACACTGGACTGCCTACGTCTGGCAGCGGGGGGTGGTAAATGTCCGCAACTCTTAATCCTACCTTCACCGCGTCGGGCATGGCGATTCTGAAGGACACGCTTGAATACCCCTCGCAAGATGGTGATACATCCGATGGAATCAACGGAACCATCCGCTTTGCCCGCTTTTCCTGGCACCGCGATCTCACGGTAGAGTTTCGCAGCAAGACGATCTTGCAGTCATTCCTCACTGCTCTCGGCAAGCCGGATGGCCTGCTTGTGGACTACGACAGCAAGACGTACTACGTTGATTCCTTTTCTTGTTCCTCCACGTTCGGCGGGTTCGGCTCATCGGACACGAACACGGTCTGGGAATATGACGTGAGCCTGAAGCGTCCTGGCACTGTTGCTTCGTCCGGCGGCAGCACCGGGCAGATGTTGGTCTGATGGACTACGTAAAAGTCGTCGCCCTTCCAACAAAGGTCAGCATCTGGGCTGGCAACGCCGGGGAAGTAGTCCTCGGTACGGGAGATGCCGGTGCGCCGCGGCGCGTGGTCGTGAACCTGTCCTATGGCGGCTCGTTCTTCGGTGGTGGTTCGGCAAGCCTCACCGTTTGGGAGCCGGGGGGCATCTCTGTCTTTCCGCAATCGGGCGGTGGCGTGTGGCGTATTCGCGTGAACGATGTGGACTGCTTCTACGGCTTTTTCAACACGTCGCACTCCGACCGCGTAGGCGGCGGGTACATGCGGACGTTTCAGCTTGTCGATCTTCTGACGGCATGGGACTTGACGTTGAACGATATCCTGCCGCACGGTTGCACGACAGAATCTCCATCTACTACATATACGCTGTCCGATGCTCTTTCTTATATGATGACAACGGTGTCGGACCCGACGATGGGAAACATTCCCTTCACCGGCACCATGCCCACGACGTCGCTGCTCGTACGCGATCAGTACAGCGACAAGGTGCTGGTTATCCCGAACAGCACGTATCTGGCGGAGATTCAGAAGCTGGCGCAGCTCATGGGCGTGACGCTGTATCAGAATCCTGCAGAGAGGGCTATCACGTGCGCGGATGCGCTTGCCCCCGGTCTTGGGGATTTTACGTATGAGAAAGAGAGATTGAAGGAAGCCAGCTTTGATGTGGATGCTTCGACCATCCCCGCCACGGTGATGGTCCTTGACGACGTGACGCACGTTGCGGCGGCCTACGGCAAGTATGGCGGGACGTCAGACACGTTGAACTTTCAGATGACGGGGCGGAATAACCTTGCCTACCTCTCCACCATCGGCGTAGATGACGCAAAGCTTGTGGATATGGCGCACGACGTGTATGACGTATCGCGCCATGCCTCGCAGGTCTTGACGTTCATCTACGCAGGGCTGGAGCCGGATAAAGCCATCCTTGGTAAGAGATTCAGTTGGCAGGACAACGAGGGCAGATATGGCCTGTACTACGTCAGCGGGTTCACTGCGAACCTGACGGCCACCAGCGTCTATACAACCATTGAGGCATACGTAGCATGAGTATGCGTGGAGAGATGGAGCGGCTTATTGGTACCGCCCTCCATTGCAACCCCGTTCAGTTTGTCTATGGCACGGTGACAGGCGCAACAATCACCTTCGGGTATAGGTTTGTTTCTGCCCCGACCGTTCTGCTAACTCCTCTTGCCGCAACCGGTTCTCCGATTGCAACAGTCGTGAGCAAGGACAAGACTGGGGGTTTTTACACTGGGGCCACGATTGTGATGACGGATGCAACTTCTGTGGACTGGATTGCGATAGGGACGGGGATAGCTGCATGAGTTTAATAGGTAGCGGCATGAGTCTAATATGGACGGCTCGGACCCTACCGTCAAGTGCAAACTGGTATTCTGTTACTTATGGCAATGGGGTATTTGTAACGGTAGCCTACGGCAGCAACAAAGCTGCAACATCACCGGATGGTATTGTATGGACTGCACAGACATTGCCGGTAAGTGCAAATTGGATTTCAGTTACTTATGGTAACGGAATGTTTGTGGCGGTGTCTTACTATGGAGCGATTGCTGCAACATCTCCAGATGGAATTACGTGGACGGCTCAAACACTACCAGCAAGTGCTGGCTGGCAAGCAGTCTCCTATGGCAATGGCATGTTTATAGCAGTGGCGTGGGGCAGCGCAATGGCTGCAACATCTTCAGATGGCGCTACGTGGACGCTTCAAACGTTACCAGTAAGTGCAAACTGGACTTCGGTCGCCTATGGCAATGGAGTATTTGTCGCGGTGGCCTATGGAAACACAACTTCTGCAACATCACCAGATGGTGTCACATGGACGGCTCAAACTATGCCGTCAAGTGCCGCATGGTACTCAGTTACCTATGGTGGCGGCATGTTTGTGGTGGTGGCCTACTCTCACTACATGACCGCTGCAACTTCTCCAGATGGAATTACGTGGACGGCTCAAACTATGCCGTCAACTGCGGCTTGGTATTCAGTTACCTATAGTGATGGAATGTTTGTGGCAACATCTTGGAGCAGCACAGATTCTGCGTCATCTTTGGATGGCAGTACGTGGGCAGTTCAAACCATGCCATCAATTAAATATTGGTCTTCAGCCACCCATGGTAATGGAGTATTTGTAGCGGTGGCCTATGGCAGCGCGGCGGCAGCCACCGCAGAGTGGATCACAATCCCGTCCATTAGTGTCGTCCGCTCTTTTCCTTGGGTCGGTCGGTTTCAACTCACACACGTAGGTTAAGGGGCCGTATGACGCCCGTACAACGTAAGTTCAACCTCTAGGAGGTATCAACCATGGCAATCGCAGAAACAGATCTGGTTTGGAGATTATCTGGCGGAGCAGCGAATACATCGCCCGCAGCATCGTTGGGCGGCATCATGTCCGCTGATGCGGGAGCAATCATCACGAAGACGAAGACCTTTAACTCAATCTTCGACGACATCAGCGGCGCGGAAGCCGCATCGGGCGATGTGGAATATCGTTGCATCTACATCACGAACGTCCACGGAACTCTTGGACTCACAACTCCGAAGGTGTGGATTGAGACGAACGTAGGCAACGCCAATGACATGATTGACATCGGGCTGGACCTCGCGGGTGTGGGGGCTACGGCAGATGATGTTGCTGACGAATCTACAGCTCCTTCCCCCACCGTCACCTTCGGCCACGCTTGCACTTCCTACGCTACAGGTCTCGCACTCAGCGGAACTCTTGCGGCAGCGGGCAGGGCTGGTATCTGGATTCGCAGAACGATCACGGCGGGCATGACAGCAGACGACGACGAAGCGTTCACGTTGAAAATTCAGGGCGACACCGCTTCATGAGTTAAATGCTTGGACACTCGTTCGGCAAACATAGTTTCCTGAAATCGGCGGCTGCTTCCCTTACCGCAGTCGCCGCTCAGGTCATATCCGCGTTCAAGTCGCGGGCGGTGATTGCCGCACAAGTCATTTCAGCGTTCAAGAGCCGCGTGGTTATTGCGGCACAGGTGATCTCTGCGTTCAAGAGTAGGATTATCACATCTGCTCAGATCATCTCGGCATATCAAAGCATTCAGCAAATCAGTTCACAGATCATCTCGGCCTTCCGCATGGTTGGCACAATTAGCTCCGAACTGATCTCAGCGTACAAGGCGCGGGCAATAGCAACAGCTCAGGCTATCTCTGCTTACACCGCTCATACGGTCATTGCCACAACCTTGATTTCTGCGTACAAATCCGCGCAACAGGTGAGTGCCGCGCTCGTTTCGGCGTACAGGTCTGTGCAACATGTGGGCGCTGAACTGATTAGCGCGTTTAAGAGCCGTGTGGCGATAGCCGCTCAGACGATCTCTGCATTCAGGGTACGCAATATCATCGATGCCACACTAGAGAGCGCATACAAGGCAAAGGAGTTCATCTCGACAATCCTTATCAGTGCCTATCAGGTCCTTGCTCCGCTTGGGCAGGTTATCGCCTCGCTCGTCAGTGCTTATCGGTCTGAACAGCAAATCGTCGCGCAGGTTGTGAGCGCTTATCGCTCGCGGTTCATCGTGGCAGTTCAGATGATTTCTGCTTATGCCGCTCACGCGATTGTCTCTGCGCAGATTATCACGGCATACAAAGCGCGGCAACTTGCTTCGGCCACCGCCATATCCGCATACAAAACTCGGGCGTTTATTTCTGCCGCAGTCCAGTCGGCGTACAAAGCCGTTGCATGGGTTGGACAGGTCATGGCTGCGCTTACCAGTGCATATCGGTCTCGGACCTTCGTTGCCGCGTATCTAACAAGCGCGTGGAAGTCCGTACAACAGATTGCCGCACAACTGATTTCCGTCTACCGTACCCTGTTCTGGAGTTTCTATAAGACGCTGAAAGCACATGACATTGTGACCGTTCTGCCAACCGCCAATCTGAGTACCAGCCTGTCGGCGCGCGACTTGATAACCGTTTTGGAGGTATCCAATGGCTGAGTTCAAATTTGTACGGGGTGACAGATATGCCCTGGCGTGTCCTTTAACCAAGGATGGCGTGGTGTTCGACTTGACCGCCGGCGGGCCGTGGACAACCGTAGCGACGTTGGCTCAGGGAGATACTGCTGAGGCAATCACAGAAGCAGAAGTTCCCGGTGCTGCGCCTGCGGGCAGATGCACCCTCACCGTTCAGAACACCACGACAGGTTGCACGGTCACGATCTGTAACAGCACTCTGCTTACAGAGGGATTTTACTCACTGGAAGTCAGGGCGACTAACGGGACGCTCAGCTACACGTGGCCGGTGTGGACGATTAGGATTGTAGAACCAACGAGGATATAGCGTGATTTTTACTCCCAAACATTGTTCTATATGCGGTGAGACATTTGTGCCAACTGGCAGATGCCAGAAATATTGTGTTGATTGTGCTCCCGGAGTACATCGCCAGCAAATAAAGAAATGGTGGACGGCACGGTTGGTGGGATATAAACCAAAGGCGTGCCTTATGTGCGGGGAGGCGTTTGTCCCAACAGGAAGATGCAATAAGTATTGTCCGAAATGCAGAGAAGGTGCATATTTCCAAGACGAGTTGGCGTGGGGGATTAAACATCCCGCCAGAAAAAGTGAGATATTCAGAAAACACCAAGCTAAACGCAGAGTTTTGGGATACGTTGCCCTAAACCAATCGTTTGAGGGTTGCGAGGGGCATCACGTTGACAAAGAACGAGTCATTTATATCCCGAAGGATATACACCAAAGTATCCGTCATAACGTTTGGACTGGCAAGAATATGGATGCTATAAATGCCGCCGCGTTTGCTTATATGGGGGTGGAATAATGGCAATAAATCATCGCAACTTTTCACAGACAACTTTAGCCGCAGCTATCACCGATACTGGCGGTACGAGTATCACCGTTACGTCAGAGGCATCTTTTCCTACCGCTCCCTTCATTATTTCCATTGATACGGAGGCCATGCTGGTCACGACAGTCAGCACAACTACATGGACGGTGACGAGAGGGTACGAGGGTTCTACTGCCGCTACCCATCTGAATGGTGCGGTGATCTTTCACGACATCAGCGCGGCAGAAGCGGACAGTATCGCTGCAAAGAAAACCGATAATGTCTCTGTCACAGATAAGGTGTTAGGGCGCTCTAGTGCGGGCGCGGGAGCGATTGAAGAGATAGACTGTACTGCTGCTGGACGTGAACTTATCAATGATGCCAACGCAGCGGCACAGAGAGCAACGCTTGGGATAGATTATTACGGGCTATTCCTAGCCGCTCTTGCCCGCCATGGAGCCCTTACCAACCTCATCACGAACGGAGAGTTTGAGACAGACGTGACGGGATGGGTTGGTGGAACCATTACAAGGGAAACGGGTGTGCCCCTTGTTGGTACGGGGTCGCTGAAAATGGTAACGACCGCTACGCCATATGCGGCAAATATCGCCACAACAATCATTGCGGGACATGTCTACTACTTTGGGGGGTTGGTAAAATCCACGGCAGCGGCTGGCCGGAAGGTGCTTGCACAGGGGAGCAAGGATACGGGCTACGTCAACGGAATCGCGGTGGACTGCTCTGCGTCCGCCCAAACGATAAGTATGTTTTGGTTAAGCGACAATACCAACGCCTACCCCTCGTTCGTTTTTGATGCGGTCGTTGCTGGCGAATCATTCCTTCTCGACTCCGTTGTCTGTTATGACCTGAGCGTATGAAAATTCCCATGTGGTTGAGGGCTGTGGCGCTGGCCGTACTGATTGCCGTAGCGCTGATGGACGTAATGCTTCTCTGTGAGCGATAGGAGGGCGAAATGGGCGATGGTAATGAGCGGAACGTATTGGATGAGTCCTTTCGACAACGTGGCAAATCAAACGAGGAAAGGATCCTCGAACTGGATCACGACGTCAATGGTCGGGGGGGTGTATTTGCAATGATAACGGAGCTCTCGGGAACAGTCAAGAAACTCGTTGACGAGGTGGACTCCCTCGACAAAAAGGTTGATAAGCGGATGGACGACCTTGACGGCGCACTGAAAGAGGTAAAACACATTGTCAATGAGGAAAAGGACTTGAGGTTGGACAAAGAAAGGAAGGCATTGGAGTCGCGTAAGCCCATTGTCGGTGAAGTTATCGGCGTCATCGGTTCTCTCGTTCTTGCTGCGATTGTCGGCCTTGTTACCTGGCTACTGACGGTGGGCAGATGAAAGGTCTC